GTGTTTCCCCACCGTAGGCGCTTTTATTTTTTCATGTTTCCTGCCGCTCTCTTATGCGGCTTAAGGCATACTCATAAGCCCGTCTATATGCAGCTGTGCAAGTGTTGGCGGTACAGCAGTTCTCATACCCCATAAGGCTACATAATCTACGCTCGTAACAATGCTTGCACTCATGCAGCTTTGCGTAGTCGCTCGCTGCCCGCTCCTGCCGCTTTTCCTCATATCGCATATATGCTTTAATCTGGCTCGCATCTATAACCGCAATTCCCAGCGTATTTGCTGTATGTATTTCTCTGTCCATTCCCTCTGTTATGCCGTATTTCACGCCCGCAATAACAAAATCGCAGCCTTTCAGCAGCGCAAGCCCAGCAGCCATGCCCCTTGCCCGCTCTTCCGGCTTTTTATCGTCCATGCACTGCGTCATATATAAATGCGGCGTAATGGGTGCTAAGCCTGCCTCTAATGCCTGCCGTGTCAGCTGCTGCGCATAATCTATGTTTCTGTCCAGCTCTGCGCCGTCTTTCGCCCTGTATGGGCTGCATATATAAACCTTTCTCATTCCTTTTTACCCGCTTTCTGTTGCGCCTCTGTCCGTGCCTGTTCATTCCCTGCCAGATATGCCGCTAAGTGCATCAGCTCGTCTGCGTCTTTTTCTTCAATAAAATCACAATCAACGCAGCATTTGCAGTACCCCGTAATTTGTAAATATCCGTCGTATACTTCCTGCGGTGTCTTGCACTGCTTTAAATCATTTATCAAAGCTGTAAGTAGCATTATTGCTTTTATGCCTGTCTCGCCGCCTTTTCCGTGTATCCCTACTGTAATCTGCCGCATTTTTGTTGCGCCGTCTGCTCCTAAAATTGTTTTACTCTTCATTCTGTACCTCGCTTTCTTCCTTAAACCCAGCTAAAAGCATAGTCATTGCATCTATCGCTGTATCAAAATGTTTTCCCAGCTCTGCTGCGTCAATAAGCCCCTGCTTTGTGTTTCTTCCGTTCCCTTTTATTACTTGCGTTTGCAAAATAGGTTTTAACTGGCTAAGCCCAGCTATGCTGTTCTCTAACTCTTCCTCACTCACGCAGATTTTTACATAGCCCTTGCCGATATGTTCAACACTCATTTTCTGCCTCTTCCTTTCTTCTAATCAGTCGTACTGATACCTCGTAAGCTGTGCGCTGTTCTCTTTCTCCTGTGGTTGCGTCAAGTACCTTTTCATACTGGCGGCTCTGATACCGTCCCAGCAGCTCTACAGTGTCGCCCTGTTGCCACTGCGCCGCCTCGTCTGCCTGTTCCTGCCAGCAGATGCACGGTAAAAAGCAGCTGCCGCCTGTAAGCTCATTTCTTACCTTTACCGTAATATCAGTAATGCGCTTGCCTCTCGGTGTTTCTCTGTATGTTGGCTTATTCGCTATAACGCCTCTTACTGCTGCCTCGTCCTGCTCTACTGCCTTTTCCGATACCGCCACAAAATCTGCCAGAATATATACCAGCAGTCTACCGCTCTGGAAGTCCTTAAGCGTCTGCACCTTACCTGTCAGTAAAAGCCTGCTGCCCTCTACAAATTCCTGCATAACGTCAAATTCTATGCCGTTGCAAGCCCTGTATGGTACGTCCTCTGCAAATACTACTGTTACCTCGTCCGGCACGCCGCTTGGTCTTACCGTTTCCAACTTTGCCATATAACCGCAAAACGGCAGCCCGCATAGCTGCTTAATTTCCTTAATCTGTGTAAGCGTTCCTACCAGTCCCGCTGCATTTCCCTTGATACCGCCACCTGTAAGCTCGTCCATGATTGCAGTATCTAAATCCCGTAAAAAATCCGGCTTTTTCTTTGTCATACTTCCTGCTCTTTCCTTTCTTATATGTAAATGGTGTAGTAAAGCGACATCTGCAAATCACTAAACTTATACTGTGCTGTCTGGTCTGGCTCTAATGGTTTCATAAGCCCCAGCTCTTTCCAGCGTCTGTGCGTTATCTCCGGCACTGCTCTAAACTTCTTTACCTCATGCCCGCTGTATTTTCGGTATTCCTCGCTTATCTCATGGTCTGCAAACGGTTTGAACGCTGCCAGATACCCTACGTAAACCTCTGCTTTGCCCTCGATAATGCGCAGGCGGTCTGAACTCTCCAGCGTGCCTATAAACTCCTTTACTGTCACTGTCTGCCTCTCCTACTTCTCTGGCATTTCGTACAGCCTCGGTATTACTGCTGCAAACGGCTGTACGTCCATGCCGCCCCTTATTACGGCTGCACCGCCAGCCGTAAACAGATAGCTTACGCACGCTTTCTGTATCTCGTCCAGCACCTCTAAGCAGCGCTCTTTTGTGGCATACTCTCCAATTTCTTCTAAACACCCGTCACTTATGCAAATTACGTGGCGCTTTTTGTCTGCCTCTGCGCCGCCTCTCTTTTTCTTTATGTCCTCGTACTCTCCATACTCTACGCAGGCGTAATTACCGCCCAGTCTATACAGCTTTTCTTTATTCTGGCTGCGTATATATACCTCGCTCATTGCCTTTATCTCCTTGCCTCTAAGTTTTCCATTTCAGAAATGCAGTTTGACGGTATCAGCTCATAAGCTGCCGCCTCTATTTCTGTAAGCGCCTCTTTGTACTCAATGTATCCCCACGCCTGCCGTGCTATCTCTGGTACGTTCTGCCGTTCCTCAAAATTTTCTATATGCAAAATCTCGTTTCCCTGCGGCTTTGGAAATGTTCCCAGCGATAACGGGCGTAAAGGGCTGTAATATCTGTGGCTCATTCTCCCGCCCCGCTTTCCTCTTTATGTTCTTGGTAGCCCTCTAAATAGCCTAATGCCTCTACGTCAATTTCCTTGCCGTCCTTACCGTCGCTGTTTATCCGAATTTTGCCGTAGTAGGAATAAATACAGCAGCCGTCATAGTCGTATACTCTTATACTGCCCTCTGTGGCTGCCTCTGGTGTTTCAATAACCAGCGGCTCTGCCTGCTGCATCTGCGCTGCTACCTGTTCGTCTGTTACTGGCTCGCTGTTCTTTCCTCTGTACCAGATAGCCAGCATAAACAAAATGATTGCCAGCACGCCTGCCGCTATAACGGCTGCGCACTGTATCAGTTTCTTAACTGCCTGTCGTTTCATTATCCTTTTTACCTTTCTGCTTTTCCTGCTCTTTCTCTGCACACCGTATAAACGCCTCAATGTTGGCAATTTTCTTGTTATGTGCGCTAATAGCTTTTTTGGCTTTTTCATACAGCCAATACCATTGCGCAATTTCCTTATTTTCTTTCTCTTTCTGCAAATCCCTTTCCGCTTTTTCTATTGCATCTTCCAGATTTCCAGAATATGTAAAATGCCGCATATTTTTTGTTTCTCTGATTTTATAGCTTGCCTTTCTCACTTACTCGCCCCCTCTCTGCCTTTCCTCTGTTTCTCCTAATAGTATCTTTCTAAATATGCTCTCAAATATCGGTACTGGTATGCTATTGCCCGCCTGTTTATAAAGCGGCATTGTATAGCGCCCGTTTCTTTTATGCACCGCTGCCGCCGCCTCAAAATCAGCGTCGCTGTAGCCCTGTAAGCGCCAGCACTCTAATTCTGTTAGATACCTATAGCGCCCGTTTCCCATGTCTATTACCTGTGCTGGTGTTCTCTCCTGCCTTGCAGTAATCGTAAAAGCATAATCTTCTATTACTGTGGCTCTTCTTATCCCTTTTTGTCCGATTGCCTCTAATACGCTCGGCTGTGTTACGTCATATACTGGCGGCGCATCTTGCAAAAGAAGTTTATTTATATCCTGCATGGGCGTTTTTATTAAATCGTCAAATATGAATTTTTCTTTCCCCAGTACAGAAACTGTAAAAACTCTTTCTCTCGCTTGCGGTAAACCAAAGTCCCTTGCGTCCAGTATCTCAAAATTATTGCTGTAGCCCAGCCGCTCCATTTCAGCCAAATAACGATTAAAATTCACTCTCATATACTTGCTTAAAACATTTTTCACGTTTTCCCAAATAACGTATTGTGGTTTCCACTCTCCCATTTGCTCTATAATGTGTATCGTTTCCCACATTAAACTGCTACGTGTTCCGCTCCCTTTATCTGCTCCCTTTCCTCTGTTTATGCGCCCGTCCTCTGCTTTTGCCTTTCCTTGATGCCCAGCAATGCTAAAATCTTGGCAAGGGCTACCGTGTATTAAAATGTCTGGTTTCAAAT